AACAGAACTAACAATAAAAGAAGCCATAACAGTTATAGATTCCCTAGAAGATGAACCGCAAACTACAAAGGGTAAAATAAGTCACAAACAGCAAAAATACCTACAAAGTCTTGCAGTAGAGTACGGCTGGGTTTGCGAAAACAAAAGGCTTGACACAAAAAAGCTTAACAAATGGCTAGAAAACAGGTACGGTGTTAGCTCCATCATATGGCTAACTTCAAAAAATGCATCAGATGCTATTGAGGGTTTGAAAGTAATGATAGCAAGAGGGAGCATAAAGGAGGCAGAGGGAGCGTGAGCGATACAACATTTTTTATAGATTACAAAGATACTATAACACAAATACAAGCTACAAACATAGAAGGCAGTTTATTTATGCCCATCGCAGAGTTTAGCCCGCTCTTTAGCGAAGTAAAAGCTCCGCTAAGAGTGCTAGAATTAGCTGGACTAAAACTAACTTTTTTAAATAACGAAGTTATTGTAGAAGAAACGCACCCAGCTAAAATAACAAAGTTGGAGTTTGAATATTTATCAAAGCTAGTGCAAGCAGAAGCAGATGGCGAAGACGATATAGGCAAAATACTTGTAGTCAACGTAATAATGAACAGGCTACATAGTAACTGCCGTGACTTTGGCAGAGTAAACACCATAAAAGATGTAATAAACCAACCCAACCAGTTTCAACCTATGAGAAATGGAGCATTTAAAAGGGCAATAGTATCAGAAAGCACAAAAGATGCAGTAAACCGTGCTTTAAATGGAGAAGATTATTCTAATGGTGCAACCTTTTTTCGCAGGGCAAGAGATAAACACGGTACATGGCATATGAACGCACTAAATCATTTATTTACACATGGCGGACATGCATTTTTTAAACCTCATTAAGAGACGGTATAAAAGAAAGGCGGTTGTAATCTATGAACTTATCTGATATGATAACAAGAAAAGACCTTGGCGAGCCATACAGCCGTCTTATAGATTTTCTAAGCTTAGAAGAGATAATAAAAATTGAACAATTATATAATGGCGAACAAATAGCTTTTGCCATTGACAGTAAGAATATCAATAACGATTACCCCAAACTCTCTATGTTGATAGGAGAAGAAAAAACTAGAAAATTCCTCAAAACTCTTGGTGGCATGGGCAGGGTATACTTCCCTACCTTAAAAAAATCTGCAAGAGAAAAAATTAAAAATTTAATTTTTAGGGAGTTTAACGGCTACAATTATTTTGAGCTTGCAAAACGGTTCGGTTACACTGAACGCCACATAAGGCATATTCTAAAAGACAAAAACAAACATAAACCAGTTGACGAAAGGCAGATGACTTTTGCAGATGTTGAACGCCTCAACCCACAACAATAAATACAAATGCTAAGATACTAGTAATAAGTGAGAAATCACAATTGCTAGTATCTTTTTTATTGGGGGTTTACAAATGAACAAACAACGTATTTTTATAGATGCAGGACATAACCACAGTGGCTTTAACACAGGAGCAGTTGGTAATGGAATGAAAGAACAAGACATCACCTTTGAGGTTGCAAAGCACCTACAAAATATATTAAAAAATGATTTTGAAATAAAGCTAAGCAGACCGACAAATGAAACGAATTTAGGACACGACAATAACAGCTCTATAAACACAAGGGTAAACATGAGTAACGCTTGGGGGGCAGATTATTTTATATCAATCCACGTGAACGCTGCTGGCGGAACAGGAGCAGAAACTTTCTACTGGGGACATGATGCTAAAAAGTTTGCAACTACCATACAAAAGACCTATGCAAAAGAAATGTCATTGAGGGACAGGCGAACAGAAGCTACAGACCGCTTTGGCGTGATAAGAAATACTAATTGCCCAGCCATATTAATAGAACTAGCTTTTATAGATGCCCCACAAAATAAATCAGACCTAAATATACTAAGGTACAAGCGTAACGAGATGGCACAAGCTGTAGCAAAAGGTATATACAAATATTTTAAAATAGAACCTATTGGTCGCCCATCGGTCTCAAGCTCAAGCTCAGGCACAGTAGATATAGAATACCGTGGCAAGGTGTACCAAGTTAAAGCAGATAATATTAACGGAGGTTTTATTTCTAATATAGGCGAACTTTCTAAAGTCTTTGGAGATTTAAAACTACCTATTCGAGCTACTTTAGAGCAAGCAGGACTAAGAGTAGATTGGAATGAAATAACTAGAACTGTAAAAGTTACTTAAAAGAGGGGGTATTAAAATGGAGTATTTACCGTTGATAGGTGTTATATCAGAGTTTGGCGTAGCTCCTGCATTGCTTGGGATTCTTATCTGGTTTTTAGTCAGAAGAGATAAAAAGAGAGATGAACAGCTTGAGAAAAAGGAAAAAGAAGCACGTGAAAACTCAAAAGAATTTACAAAACAAATGTTAGCCGAAGGTTTACGCAGAGAAGAATTAATGCGGCAAGAATCTCAAAAGCGTGAAAATGTCCTAAGAGAAGAAGCAGAGAAACGAGAAAACACTCTAATGAGAACTATAGACGGATTTTCCAACAATATGGAGAAACTATCAAACTCTATGGTGGATATGAGTAAGGCTTTAATACAGATAGATGCAAGATTAACAAATATGGAAAACAACCAAAGAGGGTGTAGAAATGAATAATATAACAATCTCAAAAACAAAGTCACTCCGAGGCGATATCATTAAAAACCTGTACGATATTTACGATATGCCAATCCCCATGAATAAGGTTAATGGTTTGCTAAGGTATAAAAACTATTACTCTAACGAAAATATCAAAAAAGCTATTACATACCTAGCAGGGTCAAAAAAAGAGTATCTTACAATAGACACAAATGAAAAAGACTATTGGGCATCATTTGTTCAACTAACGCCTAAAGGCGTAAATCTAGCCGAAGGTGATATTTCAGATTTAGGGGTGATTTTAAGTGAGTAAATTAATAGAAGTATCTAACGAAAAAATCTTGCGAGGTCTAGTCCTAGAAATATGTGACCAAGCTGGTTTGACAGGTGCAGGGATGGAACTTATACAAGCAGCTTTAAAAGCTAGTGGTTTTTATGCGGCTAGAGAAGATATTTTAAATGCTTGTAAATACCTAGAAGGTAAAGAACTTATTAAGCTACAGCAGATAAACAATACACGCCTAAAAATATTTAGAAATATAGCTCATCTAACACCTAAGGGCAAAGATGCTTTAGACGGCACTATCGTAATAGAAGGAATAGAGTTAGCAGGTGATTAGACATGTCTAAAAACAGAAGTCACGGCAAAATAGACAAACTGCCCTCTGATTTAAAAAAGGCTGTAGAAAATAAACTATTAGAGGGTTTTACCTATCAACAGATTTCAGACCATCTAAAAAGCCTAGGGCATAATATAAGCCATCAAAGTGTTTTTAGATACGGCAAGCCTTTTTTAAAGAGGTTTGAAGCCGTAAAAATGGCAAAGGAGTATGCCCAGCTTTTAGCGGAAGACAATGCAGAACGACCAACAACGGAACTGCACGAAGCAAACAACGCCCTAGTAAGTCAGTTAATAATGGAACTATTAGTTGATGAAGATAGCAGACGAAATAATAAGTGAATCATAGAAGGCGATTTTAAAGCCTACAAATGTAAAAAGGTAATAACTTACCTAAAATGTTTTTGGATAAAAAGTAAAGGTATTGTAAACGCCTTGTAAACGGTGTTCTGGTAGAGGTTTTATCTCTAGTCAGAAAAACTTTTTCATGCCTAGAAAAATGTCCACAACAGACGTGTTCCAAAACCTCATTGTGCGAACAAAAACGACGATGGTTCAACGTCGTTCTTGTGAAGCTATTTTATAGTTTTGGAACACGTCTAATTTCAAAGAGAGGTGACTGTTATGAGCAAAACGGAGGCACAACCTAAAAACATTGACCGTAGGGAGTATTTTAGAAAACAAAAAAGAAAACAACGGACAAAAGAACGCTATGCCATTATAACTTCTGAAACAATGAAGGAAGAACACCGAATAGCGACAAAAATACTCTCAAGGGAAAGATTTTTCTATGAGTAGCTTTTTTACAGATTTTAAACAGCATATAGAAAATATCAACAATCCAAGCTTTGATAAGTATAGATTAGCAGAAAATAGCTTTTGGGAATACTGCAAACTTATAAATCCGAAATTTTTTAAGGAAAGCAGACCCCACCTAAAAGAAATAGCTAATACTTTACAAGCCCTTTATGACAGGAAAATAGCCAAGGAAAAAGAAGAAGATTCTTGGGAGATATGCGAAGGAAAAGTGCCAAAAGGGTATATCATTTGCACTAGGCTAATGATGAACATACCTCCGAGGCACGGCAAAACCTACACCCTATCATTATTTAATCAATGGTGCTTTGGCAAAAACAATGAAAATAAAGTCATTACAGTAACCTATAACGAAACTTTATCATCACGTTTTTCTGCCATAGTTAGAGACGGCATAGATGCAACCAAACTTGATAAACGCTGGGAGATATTTTCAGACGTGTTTCCTACAGTAAAAATAAAGCAAGGTGATGGGGCAAAACAATTATGGAGCTTAGAAGGCTCTTTTTTTAGTTACCTAGGCACAAGCTTTGGGGCAACTATAACAGGTATAGGTTGTAATATCGGAATAATAGACGACCCTATAAAAAATGCCGAAGAGGCTTATAACGAAAATGTCCTAGAAAAACAATGGTTGTGGTATACAGATACTTTTTTATCTAGACTAGAAGAAGATGCTATACAGATACTAAACTTTACCCGTTGGTCAACAAAAGATTTATGCGGAAAATTACTAGATAGTGAAGAGGCTAGCGAATGGTATGAGCTAAAGATGAAAGCCTATGACGAAGAAACAGGCGATATGTTATGCCCAGAACTACTAAGCTTTAAAACTTATAGCAAGCGTAAAAAACTTACCTCCGCAGAAATCATGGAGGCTAACTATCAGCAAGAGCCTGTAGATGTGCAGGGCAAGCTATATACAACCATAAAAACATATACAGAACTGCCACGAGATGATGCAGGACGCTTAATGTATGAGCGGATAATAAATTATACAGATGTTGCAGATGAGGGGGCAGATTTTCTATGCTCTATAAATGCTATCGAGCTAGATGGAGAAGCATATGTAATAAATATTCTTTACTCTGAAAAGCCAATGGAGATAACAGAGCCACAAACAGCAAAAATGTTGTATGACGATAATGTAAATATAGCGTATATTGAAAGTAATAACGGTGGGCGTGGATTTGCTCGAAATGTAGAAAATAATTTACGATACACACATGGAAGTAGAAAAACTATTATAGAACCATTTTATCAGAGTGCAAATAAAAAAAGTAGGATATTATCAAACTCAACTACTGTTATGAACAGGGTGTACTTACCTCATAACTGGACAATACGTTTCCCAGAATTTTATAAAGCTATTACAACATACAAAGCAAAAGGCAAAAACAAACATGATGATGCTGCAGATGCTATAACAGGCATAGCAGAAAAAATAGGTGAAAGCTCAGAAATAGAATTTTTGATGTAGACGGAGGGGTTATAGATGTCAGCAATGGAAGCCATACAAGAAAAAATCCGCAACAATAATTATATAATAACCTCCGAGGATATCTTAGGGTTAATTGCAGAACACGATACAAAGCAAATGAAAGAAGGGGTTCGTTATTACCTTAGTGAAAGCGATATTTTAAACCGTCAGAGATATTTTTACAATAAACTTCGCCAAAGAGTAGTAGACCCAACAAAGGAGAATATAAGACTAGTAAACAATTGGCACAAGCTATTGGTAGATCAAAAAATAAGCTACCTTATAGGTAAGCCAATGGTTTTTACAGTGGATGAAAATAAGAACTATGACAATTCTAAGCTATATGACAAACTAGATAACATTCTAGGAGAAGAATGGGACGATATGATAGCAGATATAGGCACAAACGCCAGCAATAAAGGCACAGAGTGGCTACACTGCTATATAGACGTTAGTGGTGAATTTTGCTACTGCATAGCCCCTGCCGAGGAGATTATACCAGTTTATAAGTCAACAAAGAAAAAGCAACTAGACGGAGTTTTGAGATATTACAATGTGTTTATAGATGGTAAAGCCTATATAAAAGTAGAATGGTGGACAAGTGAAACTGTGACTATTTTTATCGAAAACGATAACGGAGATTTTATTATAGACACTAACGAACTACAAAACCCACTGCCTCACTATAGCAAGAAAAACAAGCTACACCAAAAACAAGGCAAAGGGTGGAACAAAGTCCCCTTTATAGAATTTCCAAACAATAGTTTTAGAATAAACGACCTTGCAACAGTAAGAACTCTTATAGACGAGTACGACAAAGGTATTTCTGACTTTGCCAATGTAAATGCAGAAGTTCAGGAGCTGATAACCGTATTAAAAGGTTATGAAAATACAGACCTATCAGAATTTAAAGAAAATCTTGCGTATTTTAAGGCTATAAAAATACGAGGTGACGGTAACAGCGGTGTAGATGTCTTAAAATCTGCTATTCCAGTAGAAGCAAAAACAGAGCTACTAAACCGCCTAGAAGAAGCAATTTTCATGTTTGGACAAGGTGTAAACGTAAAAACTGACCGCTTCGGCAACAGCCCATCGGGAGAGAGTTTAGATTTTTTATATAATTCTTTAAAACTAAAAGCTACTATGATGGAGCGTAAATTTAGGCGTAGTATACAGCAGTTTCTTTGGTTTGTTGTAGAGTATATCAACTTAGAAAATAAATCAAAATATAACAGCAACGATATAAAAGTAGAGTTTCGCATAAATATGACCAGAAATAACAAAGAAATTATCGAAAGTTTAACAAAATCAAGAGACCTAATAAGTGATGAAACAATAGTTAGCTTATATCCACTTATAGAAAACTCTAGCTACGAGTATACAAAATTAAAGCAACAACGAGAAGACAGGCTTAAAGAAAGTACACAAGCTTATGAGTGATATAATAAATGACCAGATAAAGACATTTGAGGAGTATGAAAAAAGCCTAGAAGTCTCCGAAAAAGCTATAGTGAATAACTATGGTACAAGCCAAATACTCCTAAAACAAAGCCTAGCAAAAGCGTTTGAGCAATTTGAATCTGACGGCAAACTTAATTATGAAGATATGGTAGCTTATAACCGCTTGACAAAGCTACAAAAAGAGCTAACTGGCATCACAGTGAGGCTTTATCAAGATAACAGCAACATTATAAATGACACCTTAGAAACAACCTACAAAGACGCTTTCAACAAGACAACACAAGCAGTTAGTCGTGCTTGGGGCAAGGATTCGCTACTAGGCATCATTAGAGATGATGAGATACAAAAGGCTGTAAACAATGATATATCGGGTTTGCGGTGGGCAGAACGAATGGAGCGTCACAAAGACAAAGCAGCAGCATATATACGAGAAACTATAGTGCAAGGTTTGCACAATGGCGAAAGTTATAGGCAAATGGCGAACAGGCTAAATGAAGTCGTCGGCAAAGATGTAAAAAGGGCAATAACTATAGTAAGGGCAGAAAGTGGGCGAGTGTTTTCAGAGGCTCAAAAAGACCGCTTTGACCGTATAGCTAAAAATATTAACCTTATAAAAAAGTGGATAACATCAAAAGATGAAAAAGTAAGAGATAACCATGTCTCTATGCATGGAGTATCTGTAGCATATAAGCAAAATTTTAAGCTTGCTAATGGTAATGAAGGGTTTGCACCTAGACAGATTGGAGACCCAAAAGACGACATTGGTTGCAGGTGCTTTTATGTTGTAGATAAAGTTGATGATAGAGTTGACGATTCCACCGAAGATGGTATAATAGACGATATGAGGGAAGATATTAATGCACTACCACGATATAAAGAGGCTATTATACCAGAGGCTAAAATTCTCAAATACGCCTTGGAAAATGACACAAACAAAGCTGAAGCGTTTAAAGAAGCGTTAGGATATACAAAAGATAATGCATACAGGCTTATAGAAAACATTCGTTATAACTTACCTTACTATCCAGCGGTACAAAAAGAGGATACAGGCTACGGTACACGATATGCTGTTACCATGTACTTGACTGGACCAAATGGTAAAGAAGCAAAAGTTTTAACTGCGTGGATAGACGATAAAAACAATGGCGAAATGCGACTTACTTCAGCATATGTGGACAATTAGGAGGTGTTTGGATGTGTTTTGTATTGAAGAAGGCTCTAAGGTTAGGTTAAGTACAGGTGAAACAGCACGAATAGTTGAAGTTTATGGGGGCGGGGAAGCTTACGAAGCCGAAATAGACAGACCTAGTGAAGATTTCTCTATAACAATAGATACTATATATCCAGAAGACATTGTAGCTATAATTAAGGAAATCGAAATATCTTTTTCTACGCTATATAAAAATGACTACGTGCGTCTGCATACAGGAGAAAGAGGGCGTATATTAAAAATTCTTAAAGATGATACATTTTTAACAAGAGTTTTTGAGAAAGACTTTCAAGAAATAGAGCTTAAAAAATCAGATATAAAATCTAAAATTGTAGAAGTAGATGAACCTATACAAGAATGGGCTTTAGCATAACTCAAATACGAACTAAAAGATTGCACATTTTTATGTGTGGTCTTTTTTTATTACAAAAAAATGGAGGTGAGGGCATTTTGGAAGATAGGACAGTAAAAATAGGCTACGCCGACTACACCATTAAAAAGCCATTAGAGATAGTGCAAGTAGGTGGAGAATACTACGGAATAGTTGACTTCGATAACCATGTGATAAAAATAGCAAATAAGAACAAAACACATGACAAAAACAAAACTTTCTTGCATGAGGTATTGCATTGTATTTGTCACAGATTTTCGCTACAAGAGCTAAATTCAAACGAACAAGCAATAGACCTGCTTGCTACAGGTATTTATGAAATGCTAAAAGATAATCCCCATATGTTTATTATGGAAGATATATAAGGAGGTCATACCATGACAATAGAACAGTTAACAAAAACTGGATTAACCCAAGAACAAGCAAAACAAGTTTTAGAATTGCACGCATCAACCTTAGCAGAAGCTATAAAAGATTTTGTAACTAAAAAGAGTTATGACGAGTTAGAAACTCAAAACAATCAAAACAAAGAAGCTCTAGCTGAAAGAGACAAGCAACTAGACGAGCTAAAAACAAATGGTGGCAATGCAAAAGAGCTACAGCAAAAGCTAGAAGAAGCAATAGTTAAAAACAAAGCTGACGCAGAGGCTAAAAACAAAGAATTTGCTCTTTACAAGAAAAATAACGCACTAAATTTAGCATTATTAAAAGCTGGTGCAAAAAATCCAAAATCGGTTATGGCATTATTAGACCTAGAAAAAATCTCTTTAGATGGCGAAAACATACTGGGTCTAGTAGAGCAATTAGAAAAAATTAAAGAAACTGACCAGTACCTTTTTGACATGTCCCCTAACCTAAGTGGATACGAAACAAAGTCTGGTACAGCTGCAACACAAAATACACAAAACAATCCTTTCAAAAAGGAAACCTTTAACCTAACAAAACAAGCCAAGTTATACAAAGAAGACCCAGAGCTTGCAAAAAAATTAGCTACCCAAGCAGGTAATATACCATCTTGGATGAAATAAGGAGGTACGTTTATGTCACTACAAGACATTATACAGCCAGAGGTGTTTACGCCTTATGTTGTACAAAAAACTATGGAGCTGTCCGCTTTGGTACAATCGGGGATAGCGGTAAACAATGAAGAATTTGACGAGCTTGCAGGAGGCTCACATACTTTAGTAAATATGCCATTTTGGAACGATTTAGTAGGCGAAGAAGAAACAATAACCGCAGAGGGGTACTATACTCCGCTAGGCATCAATGCTAGTAAGGACGTTGCACGTAAACAAATGTACGGTAATATGTGGTCTGCTAATGGGTTAGCTTCGCTTTTAAGTGGTGATGACCCTTTTGCGGCGATAGGAAATTTGGTGTCAGAGTATTGGGCAAGAAGACTGCAACAAAGACTTTTAGCGACCCTTGAAGGGGTGTTTAATGCACCAAGTATGGCAAATAAAGTTTTAGATATATCTACTTTAGGCGGTGGGGAATCACTTTTAACAGGAGATAGTTTTTTAGATGCATTACAACTAATGGGGGATGCAAAAGGCGACTTAACAGGGGTTATGATGAACTCTTATGTAGAAACTTACTTAGCAAAACGCCAGTTGATACACTATGTACAAGAGAGCGAGCAAAACCCAAGAGTGCCTTATTTTATGAATAAACGTGTGGTCGTAGACGATTCTACGCCGTATGATACAGCAACCAAAACAGGCTCTATCTACTTATTTGGAAAAGGTGCTTTAGCCCTTGGAAATGGCACACACCCTAAAATAGTGCCAACAGCCGTTACAAGAGACGATGTAAGTCACGCTGGAGAAGAATACCTTACAAACCGAATGATATTGTTGCTTCATCCAAGAGGTGTTAAATGGACAGAAACCAATGTAGCAGGTCTATTCCCAGAAAGGGATGAATTAAGAAACGGTTCAAACTGGGAGCGTGTCTTTGAAGAAAAGGCAATCAGGATAGTAAAGCATACATTTAGCCTAAACAAAGATGACACTATAATAAGACAATTGGAGGGATAGCCATGACTTTAAGCACACATAAACGCATACGAGAGCAAGCACGAAAAAGACAAGAACTACTAGAAGAACAAAAAGCCCTTGAAGAACAGGAAAACGCCGAAGAAAGCGAAAGTCTAAAAGATGATATGAACCTAGAAAGTATGACCGTACCAAAACTTAAAGACCTTGCCGAAGCAAATGAAATAGACCTAGACGGGGCTACAAAAAAGGCTGATATCATAGAAAAAATAATAACAGCCAAAACTCAAGCAGACGTTGATGAGGCACTTAATGAAGATGTTGAAGATGCAGAACAATCAGAAGGTGACACTGATGGCGTTGACACAGGAACAGCTTAGGCAAGGTTATTTTGAGGCGATAAAGGACTTCACTAACAATTTTACGGAAATTGAACTTCTCCAAGATGCTCCACTGCCTATACAGATAGCAGTAGAAAAAATGGAGGGCTTTATGAGTCGAGACGGTTCTATAGTAAAAGAATCTATATCAGACCTAAGCTTAACTTTTGCTGATATAAACAGCTTGCCTAAAGATATTTTAATGCTGATTATGCCTTACTGTAATGTGAGGTGGTAGGTATATTGTCAAAAATAGTAAGAGATAACAGCCGTTTACCTCAAATAGCAAATGCCCTAGAAGAACTACATTCAAGAGAAATACAAATAGGGATATTCGGTAAAAATGATAGCCATTTACTTATGATAGCCAATGTAAACGAGTTTGGCGTAACAATCAGACCAAAAACCGCTAAACGCCTTGCAGTTCCTTTAAATAAGCGAGCAAGAGAACATAGTCCAAGGGCGTTTAGTGACCTATTCCCACTAAAAACAAACAATGGTCTGTATTTAGTCCGAAACAAAGGTAGCAACCAGCTAGAATTTATGTATTGGTTAGCAACAGAGGTAACAATACCAGAACGTGCATTTATTAGGGGTGGTTTTGATGCAAATGCAAAACAAATCTCTCAAAAAGCAACCCAAATGCTAAAAAAAGTTATCCTAGGTCATTTGGATGTGGATAACTATTTTAATTTTATGGGTGAGTTTATCGTAAGCGGTTTAAAACAGTATATGAATAGTATGCGTACTCCGCCAAATAGCAGTGCTACAGTAGCTTCAAAAGGCTCGAACAATCCATTAATTGACAGCGGAAGATTGCGAGAGGCAATCACCTTTCAAGTAGTAAGGAAATGATAACATGGCAAAACACTTTGACTTTAGAAACTTAGTTGATAAGTACTCAAGCACAATAACAATAACAGAAGAAACAGGCGGTCATTACGACCATGAAGACGGTGGCAAGTGGAAAGCCGAAACAAAAACTTGGGAAGCGAGAGCAGCCGTTTTTAACTTATCTAGCAGGGACGTTAGAGGTTACTCTTTGCAATATGGCGAAGGTGGTACTTTTAGCCGTGAAGATGTAAAAATCCATATTCATCAAGAAATAATCTTAGGCTCTACAATGCTTTACAAGGGTAATGCTTACACCGTAACAAACCAAGTAGACTTTTCAGACCATGCTCATGGCTTGCGGATGTATGTAGCAAGACGAGCTGACAAACTTGCAAACAGAGGTACAGATTATGTCAGTAGCGATTACTAAAAAGATAGTGAAAGAACTACACAAATTTATAAACACCCCTGTTGTGCCAACAGATACAATCGGCAAAAAACCAGACTATCCCTATGCTTCATACAAGATAATAGGCAGTCACGGAACAAACACATATTCAAGAGAAGATAAAATCGTAGAATCTTTAACTTCTCATTTCGAGTATGATGTGCAAGTAACGCATAAGGGCTGCAAGGGCAATATCAAAAAGAGTAGAGACCATAGAAATACATGATATCCATGAAGGTATTGTAAACCAGTTATAGGGAAAGGAGATTTTATATGAACATACCACCACCATTTATAGTAAATATATCAAGGCTTACAAGAGCAGTAACCCAGCGTGGCTTTGGCTTACCTATGATATTAGGCACAAGCAAAGACCACGACTACACTCTCTACAGCAATATTTCACAAGTTGCAAGCGATTTTGACGTAACGAGCAAAGAATATCTAATTGCACAGCGAATGTTTGGGCAAAACCCAGCACCGCCACAGATTGCAATATTTTCAATTGCTCCAGTAGAGGATATTGCACTAGAAACTTTGTTACTTACTGCAGTAAATGAAATAGTAGAAACCCATGACGAATGGTATTACCTAGTTTGTACCCAAAACCAAAATGATGTAGTTAGAGCTTTAGCAGGTTGGGCAGAGGCACAAATAAAAACATACTGGGTAACTACACAGGACTTAACCCTTGTAGAAACCCTAGAATACGAAAACACTAT